TCATTATCTGTTGTAAGTATTTTGATGTAAACAGTATCTCCGACACGAATACCAGAAGTTGAATCGACATTCCAACCTCCTTCAGACCCTTCGGTTGCCCATGAAACCGCTGAGTCTCTAGTAGTCGTATAAGTGCCATTGAGCACCTTGAAGCCACCGACACTACTAAGCTCGTTTTTCGTAGCATAGGTCGTTCCGACCGTACTCTCAAAAGACTCGACACTCTGTTTGAAAGTTGAGTAGTCATTGCTCAACGTTGAGAAAGAGGATTGCTTTGCATAATCGTATTTGATTGACAGGCCAATATAGGGCGCATCAGACGGACTTGTGGCCACTCCATCTGTACGACTGGCCTTGCAAGCCCCAATCATAAAGAAGCAGCAATTGTTCGGAATAGTGCATGTGTATGAATTTGCCGATATCCAAGCGCCTCCCCAGTCAATCAGTTGTTTGTTAGCATCGAATGCGAAAAGCCAATACTCGCCATGCTGTTTCTCAATGATGTACTCACCGGGACGTATCGGCATAAGCTCTTTGAAACGAATGCGTCCTGACGAGCTTCCTTTCATCTGGTCGTATGTCTTACCAACAGCCTCGTTAGATGTGGTACCTTGCTCCCAGATGTCCATGTTTGCCAAGTCGATAACGCTAACGCCTATTGAATTAACAGTCTCAGTAACTCGTTCTATCTTCGAGCTATTGGAATTAGCGGTTTGGGATACCGTGTTAACCGTGTTGGATAAGGTTGTAACGCTCTCACTAGTAGCCATGTCCTCTGGCGCAGGAGACCAATCAGTAGCTTTGACACCTCGTTCTAGCTTGATATGTCCATGACTTATTGACGTAACTGTTGTGTTTGCCGGAATATACAGATTTACAGCTGTAATAGTGCATCCAGATGGTATCGTACTGGTATTTGTTATATATTTGGCAGTAGATGAATTCGGCTCCGTATAGGCTACGGAAAGATTAAACGTATTGGAATTGTATGATGCTTTATCACATGAAAGCGTAAATGTACCACCATCGGCCATCTTCTCTTGCAGCTTGTAACGGTCTGCAAAAGCGAACCAAGCAGCAGATGAATTAGTAGTTCCACTAACGGAGAAACTTCCATCTCCATGATTTGTAAATGTTATTCCATTAGCAGTAAAACTAGAACTCATCCAACTCTGCTCTAGAAGATTTCTCCCACCAATCTCAAGACCATCAAAGTCGTTACGTAAACCAGTTGTAGTCTCCGTTAATGTAGTAATGGCCGTAGTCTGCTCGTTAACAGTATCGGTGACTTCCTTGAATGTCGTGCTCTGGAAGGTCGTGAACGTAGACGAGGGTAAAGCCTCCTGAGCCTTCTTCATAGCCTCGCTAGTTGCTTGGTCATAGACAACATCGGTCCACTGGTAGGTTCCATCACCCTTCTGCTGCTGGTAGCAGTAGAAGTAATACGGGTAGGTACTACTATAGACAGGGACAACGGTAGTCCAAGTGTTCGCTGAAGTGGCCGTACTACTCACAACAGAATTCGGCTTGTTAGGTGTTGTGTCATTGGCCTTTGTCATCCAGAGCTGCACAGATGACTTAATATTAGCATTAGCCGTGCTTTGTGCCGTTGCGGCATTGGTAACACCAGTCCTAGCGCGTTCCTGAGCCTCTGCTGTAGCCTTGTCGTTAATTACTGCTGACCATGTATAAGTATTGTCCACAAGTTTGTACTGCCAGCAGTAGAAGTAGTAAGGATACGCAATATTGTAGACAGGCACAACAGTAGTCCATGCGTTGCCAGTAGTGGCCGTTGATGTTACCTGAGCATTTGGTGCAGAGGGAGCCGTCTCGTTTGCCTTGGTAAACCAAAGCTGTGTCGAAGCCTTCACGGTCTTGTCCACCACACCTGAGAGAGAAGTATGGTTCTGACGGATGGTGACAAGCCCCTCGTCAGTCTCATTCATCCAAGAGGTCGTGTTGCTCTGGAACGTCTGAAGGTCCGTGATGTCCGATAGGGCTGCAGTAACATCGGAATCCTTGATGAGAACCCATGAATAACTTGAGGTCGTGTTGTCGTACGTGAAGCGGTAACAGTAGCCGTCTTGCTGCGACTGCTCATTAACGACATAGTAAATATCACCAACATGCTCTGCGCGGTTATCGGTCACGGGGCTTGTGGTGGTGTCATACCAGTCCGTGTATGGGTAATTTGTCAAAGTCGGGACCACCGTGCCGCTGAATGTCTCGATTGCCCCATCAATACGATTGTTCAGGGTTGTCTCAAGACCGTCAATATACGTCTGGTCATAGAGCGCAATCGATGTTGAGGTGGTGTAATAAGCCTTGGAGGCGTTAACGGTGGTGTCGTTCGTGGCAACCATACTTCCATTTTGAATCTCATACCAGCCCTGTGTTTTCGGGTTCTTGGATGAATAGCCAGAAGCAGTTGAGTCAACCGCCACATAGCCGCCGAGAATTGGCTGACCGTTAATCTTGTTGACTATAAGGCTGTCTGCACGAAGATTTGCGACGTTGATGTTGCTTGCGTCGATGGTTCCTGCCGTGAGCTTGTTTGCCGAGACGCCGATGATTTGCGCGTCTGAGATTGCGGCATCTTTTATTGTACCATTAGTTATCCAAGCATTGTTAACATTGGCGAGATTAATCTGAGCGTAATTTGCTGCAAGATTATTAACTTTAGCAAAATCGATAGTAGCATTATCGATGATACCATTACTAATATGCGCATAATTCGCATACAAATCATTAATATTAGCTAAATCTATTGTTGCGTTATCGATTTTGCCTTGGGAAATGTGTGCATAGTTCGCATAAAGACCATCAACATTTGCGTGACCAATTGTCGCATTGTCGATAACACCCTGAGTAAGATGCGCATAGTTTGAATCTAAGTTAGTAATAACTGCATGATCAGCATTGATGTTGTTTACATCCAATTGTGCTAACTTAGCTTTATCAGCAATAATGTTAGCGGCAGTAACTGAGCCCGCTGTTAATGCTGAAATATAAGCAGTTGAAGCAGATAATTCTTCTGCTGTCAAATTATGGATTTTAGCAACGTCAGCATTAATACTATCTGCATCTAGTTGTGCTAACTTAGCTTTATCAGCAATAATATTAGCTGCTGTTACGTTACCAGTAGTCAACGCAGCAATATATGCTGTCGAAGCAGATAATTCTTCTGCCGTTAGATTATGAATTTTAGCAACATCTGCATTAACACTTTCCACATCAAGTTGAGCTAATGTTGCATTATCAGCAATAATAGTAGCAGCAGTAATGTTTCCAGTTTCTAATGCAGAAATATAAGCAGTTGAAGCTGATAGTTCTTCAGCTGTTAAACTATGAATCTTAGCTGTATCAGCAGCCAAATCGGTAATAGTTGCAGAATTAGCTGTAAGAAAACCAAGCTCTGCAACATCAGCTTGAAGAAGAGATGCTTTAACATAGTCAGCATATATCTCAGTAACTTTTTCTTTAACAACTTCTACATTGGTTACAATTCTGTCAACTGAGCCAGGCGAACCTAAAGCGAATGGCGTCATTCCATACCCGTAATGACCTGATAAAAGTAAGGTTACTTCGTCGCCTTCTTCTAAGCCACCAACCGTATCAACCGTTATATATTGAGAATCATCAGCACTATATACACTACCGTCCATCTCAATTTTAACTTGACCGTCAGTTGATTTAGATACTACTCTACCACTTATGACTTGAGTTGTAACTGGACCACTATTCAAATTCTGTTCTACAGATTTTTTACCACTCAATATCTTAACAGCTTGTGCAAAATCCATATCACAACTCCTTGCATGTTAATTTTTGAGTCATGTCTCCAAATGAAGTATCAACATTTGAAATTAGACACTTTCTACTAGATTGTTTTCTAGGAATTAAATTGACAACTTCGCCAGCATGATAATTAGCGAAATACGTTTTAACACCCCATTCAATTCCTTTATCCTGATTGTCTTCCCATAACTTTTGAGCTTGACTATGAAGTTCAGATATACCTGGATCTTGTGCACTACCATTATACTGAGCAGTTTTTACTTTTAACCAGCCACGAGTCGTTTGAGAACTAGCTGCAGATTCTGATGGATCATAATGTGATGAAACAAGCTTGTCTCCACCTCGAGATATAACAATAGTTCTACCGGGACAATCAGTAGCATTGGTTGATTTAGTCAACTCGTCCATGGTTAATGTGTTAACATCAGCATAATCAATTGTTTTACTTGCAGTTTGATCTTTTGGTTTTTTGTACTCTTTTAAAAGAAACTTACCAAATGGGTCTACTTCTAATCTATTATACCCATCGTTTATTTCCATGAAAATATTCAAAAGAGATGTTCCAACATCATACACTTTTGTATCACCAAATGTTCTATCTTTAGCATTTGACAAATCATACTGAAAAGTAGTGTGCTGTTTTAACAAATCTTCCATTATAACTTTCACGCGAGCACCTTTAGAGATTGTAACATAAATATGCATGTATTGATCTGTTAATCCCCAAATAGTAGACTCGAGTGTGTATGTTCGTTTTATGTAGCCATCATTATCAGATTCGTTAATATCAGTAACGAATCCTGTAAATAATGTTGCCGTCCAATCTCGTGTTGGAATAGACAATATCATTCGTAATCTGGCGTTCTTGGTATACCCATCAGATTCTCCATTACGAGAAACCGTTACAACTTTAGCCTGAATTCGACTATCTGAATTGTAGTTTTCAGTAATGGAGGAATCTGCGATGGATACATTTTTTAAAGAACCTAATACGTTATTTACATTAAGCTGCGATACGACATCGACATACAAGATGGGCATATAACCAAGCTTCGCCCAATACATATCAGAGCTCATAATTTAATCTCCTATTGCTGCCTGCTTAACTGTTACAGTAAAATACATAGTCTCATCGCGTTTCATCTCAACGCTTTCGATAACCACTATACCCCAATCACCATAAGGAGATCTGTAAAGTGGATATATATCCTTACGGGCAAGAGTGGATAATTTACTAAGGTCTTGCGGTTCAGCATAAGGATTTAACTGTCGTTGACTATAGATCTTAGTACCTTCTGGTAATATAACACCAGTAATACTCAGATCATTCTCAACAACATTTCCTGCAAATGCAACAGGTAATTGTCTGCCACTTAAATAATACTTAGTAATTCTCGGAGAGAATGTTCTGGTCTGCTGAGGTGGCTTCTCAGCATTAACCATAATAGCAGCGCACATGTCATATGGTTCGGAATACTTATTATCAGACCAATTCCATATGCTTACATGTGCTTCAATGGTGACGTCAACATAACCGATTCCAGTAATGTTTTTACTACCACCAGAAGTAGAATCGCTTGAATTGATAACAAGAATGCGTGCTTTTCTATTTAATGGAGGAGCGCATTTCCATGTAACTGTATTATTAACGACATGCAGAACGCTTTGACCAACTAAACGAATGCCATCAACATCCGGTACTTCCATATAGCATCTGTTACCAGCTTGTTCTTGAGCACTAACAGTTACGCAATATGTATCATCGTTCAAATATGTTAACTGTGGTTCAACAGTTAATGTACCGGTTGCATAATGAAAAGTGGTATTAAGTATTCCAGAAATAGTTACATCATCACGATTCGATAACGAATATTCAATCTTAATAGGCTCATTATCATCAGGTAGTCTACGTAACTGGCTTCCTTGAATACCATTAAATATACCTGCTCCGAAATTCATAACCGGTTGATCATTAGTACCCCATGAACTTATTGCAACGCCATCACTATCCAATAACCGAACTCTAAAACGAGTAATGCTAGCACTACTAGTAATATTGAATCGTGCCTCAATATACACACCCCAGTCATCATTTAATTTTATACCAATACTTGTTAATGTAACAGTCGGTATAACTGCAACTGATACAATTGTCTGCACACTCGGTCCATGAGCTTGTGAAGTATAAGAATATGATGAATTGTTATTATCTACACCACTAAAGGTATAAGCATCAACATACTCTCTAACTTCAAATATTATCTGAATGTATGGATAATTTGCATTCAGCGATACGGCCTTGCTAAACGGTAATGTAACGGTTGTAGTTCCGCTTTCATTAGTAAATGTTGGAGTCCAAGCATCTCCCCAACCATCACGAGTAGTAGAATCATTACCAGTATTATGCCATTTTTCAGAACTATCCCCAGCAGTAGCTGTTCTAGCAGTATTATACCTAAGTATTCTATAACGCGCCTGATACGATGCTCCTACTTTACCCTTGAAGGTTGGATTAGAATATGTTGTAGATCCATAACCATTAAGTTGTATAGATGTTTGATTAAGCCGACCTGGACTAGTTAAACTATTTACTAGTTGCTCGTTCTTTCTAATAACCCATCGCTGAGTATTACTGTTAGAATCTGGCCATATTCTAGCTTTAGAGCCGTTCTTATTGCTCTCAACATCCAAAACAAAGCCGTTAAATCCTTCAAGTTTTACTTCACAAACAGGTAATAACTCGCCACTCCATGTAGTAGTGCCATACTGTTCGATAAGCCATGACTGTGACGAGCTTGTACTTTTAGTCCATTGTTGTACATAACCAGACACATTATCAGGTAATGGCGAATGGGTTTTTGGATTAATAAACTCCATATCAAGTGCTTTTTGAGAATGCGCAGCAATTAAATAATTAGTTAATCGTTCTGCTGATTTTACTTCTAAAATAAACTTTTGATGATTCTCGTCTGAAGCGGTTTCTAGAACAGCTTTTGCACCATTAGCAATTGATTTACCAGTTATAGCTAGCCTTAAATTTTTATCCCATTGTGGAATTATTTCATAGCATCCACGATCTGTTAGTGCGTATCTAGGAATAAAAATCCATGATGAGATCATGCTTGAATGACTAGTAGTTAGCTGAACATTAGCTCCTATTTGTGTGCTATCATTTTGTACACCGAGATATAAATCGTCAATTCCATGTGGACGTATCCAATAACCTTGATACACATTTGAATCTTTTGCATAAACATCAGGACTTTCAACAACATCCCAATATTGTTTTGTACTAGAAGCATTTGGTGCTAACTGTAATACATTGGTACCGTTTTGAGCAGTTCCTTGATATGCCATTGCATTATCAGTAAGAGAGCAAAAAAACATCCAGCCATTATCAGTATCAATAGCAGCCCATAATTGAGCATCGGTATCATTGTTCGTATACAGCTGAATATTAGTTCCGCTTTTATCAGAAGCGCCAGTAACATCTAAGCACATTCCAGAATTTAGATCGTATATAGAAAATAAACCTTGTGATATACCTGCATATGCTGACATAAGTCACTCCTAAGACATTCCATACATTGCCGACCCAGTAGCAACTTCGTTAGCAATATAACCAATAATTTCATGACCATCAACCTTGACATACATATCAGACACAGCAGATGCAACTGCAACGCCAAGTCTATCATAGTCAAGAACATTCTTAAGAGCTCGTTCTAATGATCCAAATCCAGCAGTATTAGAACTGGTTAATGCGTCAATCATGTCACGAGTATAGTCAACTGTAACAACATTGTTTACATTACCAGATATACTAAATACCGAATCGAGATCGTGAACTTTTGTATCTAATGATGATGTATCGAGAACTGGTGTAATAGTTGGCGTAATACTTTCTGATGCTGTCTCGGACATAACATCGAGCATTACTCCAGCAAATGATGCAACTTGTTTAGCAGCTTTTTCCATTCGATCTTGAATACCAATTTCAAAGCCCTCAACAAAGCCGTCACCAATCTTCATCATCTCTTTTGAAGGAGAATTAATACCAAGAGCACTTTTAACAGCATTCATTGCCTGATTAGCCATACTAACGGCAGCACTCCAAATTCGACCGCCACCACTAAGAAGGCCATTCACGAAACCACTAACAGCATTTGAACCTGCACTAAACATACCGCCAAGATTATTAGCAACACCATTTACAGCATTACTTGCCAGAGTCGCACCCGCTGATGCAGCACGTCCAGCATTTGATAATATACCACTTACAAATGAACTAAGCGCATTGCTACCTGCTGACATAAATCGACCTGCATATGACAGAATTGTACCGACAGTGCTATTAAGAATCGTCTGAGCAGCATTTAATACGCGACCCATTGTAGCCATAAAGCCTGTTACAATTTGAACAATCAAATTTACAGCAGCATTAAAGAATCTATTATATGCACCAACAATAGTTGTCATAATAATTTCAACTAACATCGTTGATGCTTCAGTAATGCTACCCATCTGATTAAACATGCCGTTAGCAATATCAGCAACAACGTTGTTGTCTTTAAGAGCACCAAAGGTTGTGAGGATTGTCTGAACAATGCCGTCCACGCCGCTAGCCACTTCATCATTTCGGTTAACGCCTAATAAGAAACCCTCAACAAAATTATAACCAGCTGTTTCAGCTTCAGTTGATGGGGAGTGCTCGCCAAGCCCGCCAGTTAAGAAGTCAATAGCATTTCGAGCCATGTTAGTAGCAGCAGTGCCAATGCCAGAAATATCCTCAGCAAGACCTCTGATAAAGGACACTACTAATTTTGCACCAGCATGTTTAAGTTCATCTGCTTTGTTCTCAATAGCTTCTTTTGCCGTAGTTACAAGTTCACCAGCTTTAGTTTTAATATTTTCCCAAAGAGTTCCCAAACCTTCGGCAACCCATTTAACCAGTTTGCCACCAGCTTCAATAAGTTTTGGTCCTTCATTTTCCATAAACTGTAAAAATGCGTTAACAAGATTACCAACTGCTTCAGCTAATTGAGGACCATACGTAACAATTGCCTGTGCCAAACCGTTAATAAATGCTAATATCATCTCCATAGCAGCATTAATTATGGTTTGCATGTTTTGCGTAATAGTATCAACAACAGTCGTAATAATCTGCATGAAGGCTTCGGCTATTTGAACTGCTAGCTCTGGAATAAGCATAATACATTCTCGCAAGAATGCAATGATTAATGTTCCGCCGCCAGCAACCGCCGTGGATATAGCAAGTAATCCGACACCAAACGCTAGTGCAGCAACACCAAGTAATGCCATAGCAGCTGCTAAACCAAGCATTGGGACTATAAGACCGCTTAATAAAGCTGATAAGCCACCAAGAATAAGTAACACAGCAGCTATTGCTGCGATGCCAGCAACCAAACCAGGAATCGGTATCTCAGATATTATCTTCAAAGCTCCAGCTAGTCCAAGCAATGCAACACATAGAACTGCTAGTGTTAAACCAGCACCAACAGAACCGAATTGATTAACAATTGCAATAGCTCCTGCCATTGCTAACAATCCAATAACTAATCCAGCTATTCCATTTTGAAGTTTATCGTATTCTATATCACTAAGATCTTTTATAGCATCTGCCATTACTTTCAAGCCAACTGCTACAATAAGAAGTGATGCTCCTAAAGCTAAAGCTTGACTACCTTTCATACTCTTACCCATTTGAGCCATTATAGCAGCAACAGCACCTAGCATTCCAAGAACACCGACCATACCAACAACTAATTGTTGCCAATCAAGCTGACCCAGTTCTGTAACAGCGCCTGCTAAGATCTTAATAGCAGAAGCCATTAATAGCAATCCAGCGCCATCACCAAAGCTGAAATCAGAACCAATTCTTGAAGCAGCTTCTGTTAAAGCAAATATCAAACCGATAGTACCAAGAAGACCTTTTTCAAGTTGTCTCCAAGAAAGTTTTGCTAGTGATTTAACTGCTATGCAAAGCATGTCAACTGCAATTGCTAAGAAAATAAGACCGGCAATACCTTTTTGCATACGCTTTTCGTTCTTGCTAAGGTCTTTAACAACTTTAACCAAAGCCATTATAAGTACTATAACTGCTCCAATGCCTTTAGCTAAATCTTCAGGCTTCATTGTACCTAAAATTTCAGCAGCAACGGAGAGAAGTAATATAGCAATAGCCATGCTTTTTAATGCTTGAGCTGCAGCCATGACATCAACGTCATTTAATCCCTTCATTTGAGAAATTATGCTGAGCATAGCAGTTATGGAGCCCATAATAGCCCATAAAGCACCGACCGATCGTTCAAGAGCATCTTTATCAATCATAGATAATAATGTCATAGCACCCGCAATAGCAAGTAAGGCAATACCGATTTGCGTAATAGCGCTAGCTTTAACTCGTTGTTGGAGTGATTCGCAAACGCCAGCTATTGCTTCGCCAACTTCTTTAATAGTTCCAATAATTGGTAAATCTTCTCCGCCATTGAAGATCTGAGCAATGTCTTTGATAAGCATAAAGAATTTATTAAGGCCATAAGCTAGACCACCAGCTGAGAAAATATCACCAATATCGAAGCCGTTGTCGCCCATAAAGGCATTCTTAACGCCATCAATAAAAGCTTTTAGTTTTTGAACAATACCGTCAAACAGACTAATATCAGCACTACCAAAAGCCATCTCTTTAAATTTAGCAAATAAATCTGAAAGAGCATTTCCAAATACTTTTACAGATCCAATATTCTTAAGCTGACTAATAAAAGTTCCGATTTTATCACCTAAACCAGCAATAAAGTCTCCGAAAGATTTAACTTCGCCATTACCTTTGGTAAACGTCATTAAGTATTCGCCAAAGTCTTTTAGAGCATTACCAATATTGGTCATCATATCGGCAGTACTTTTACCGCTTGGAAGAAGATTTTTAAAAATGTTACCAAGACCATCCCAGGCACCTAAGAATACGTCTTTGATAATATATGCCACGGCTTTAACGACAGTGAATATACCTTCGAATAATGTTTTAACACCTGAAATTTGATCTTTTGATAAAACAAAACGAGCGGTTAATTCTTCGACACGTTTCGACAAGTCTTTGAACACCAGCACAATATCTCCTAATGTGGGTCCAAATACTGTCGAAAATGCACTTGCTACAGGAACTATTACGGATGCCAAAGCTTCGAAAACGTTAACAATAGTTCTAACAAGATTACCAAATATCGTAAAAGCAATGTTAAAATCGTTATCTGAAATAACTTTTTTCAAATTGTTTATACCTACAAATAATCCACTAAAATCAGTAGCCTCTGGAGAAAATCTCTGTTTAAAACCAATTACTTTATCTGATAATAAATCAAATAAGTCTTGAATTTTAATAATATCTTCCTTATAAAATGAATCATGAATCATATTGAAGAAATCAGATACACCTTGACCGACTTTACCCATAAGGGTTGCTATAGTTTCTCCTTTGGGGATAAAAGAATCGAAAACTTTAGCAAGAGCATCAAAGCCAAAAGTTATAGTATCAAATTTTATCAATGCTATTGTTTCAAAACTATCTTTTAATCCATTAAAGAAATCTGTCAAACCTTTAGTATTTTTATCATTATCGGTACCGGTAATATTAGCAAAATTATCTCTAAAGAATTTTCCAACATCTTTAAATCGGTACGATATTCCTGAAAAGAAAGTGTTTAAACTATCTAATGTATCCTTACTAAAAATATCAGATTTAAATAGCGAGCCAAAAACATTCTTTACACCATCGCCAAAGAACTCTAAGCCGCGTAATATACGTCTAGAATTACGAGCAAAAGCATCGAATGTTTCTCGAAGACCAGTAAGTTTCTTAGTCGGTTCATCAGCAGTACCAAAAGAATCTTTGAATGCTTGCGTAAAATCATAAAAATTACGACTCATCTTTTTAAGCTTTTCGCCATTTAAAGACAAATCTTCAAGATTCTTGTTGGTTTTACCCCAGAAATTTTCATCCCATGCTTTGTTAAATTGTTCATAAACTTCAAACAATGATTGAAAAGTATTTCGAAGACCCTGAATAACAAGCTCTCGTCCACCCATTTGATCGGCCAGCATTTTCTGACCTTCTATGAGCTCACCTGTCTCTGCATCAATAAGCTCCATGTCTTCATTATATGAATATTTAGCTTTTGACCAAACAGCAAGCATATCATTTCGAGCATTTGCAGATCTTCCGATAAACATCTGCATAATATCAGAAATCTCAGTCCAGAACATTTTGGCTTGCTCAAAATCACCGAATATGTATTCCCATGACTGGGTCCAGCCCGACTGCATCGCTTCTTTAACAGTATCAATCAACTGCCCAAAAGTTTTAACTTTTGTAGCAGCATCAGTTGCAGCTGTACCCATATTCATAATATGTTCTATTTGTTCATCATTAAAACCTTTATCATGCCATTTACTTCTAACTTCATCTTCTTCCGTCTCGGTAAGCTGATGAATTGAACCAGTAAGCTCTTTAATCTGAGTATCAGAATATCCGCGAGCTTTCCAAAGTTTCTGCATGTTTTCTATTTGCTTCTTTGTATAGCCCTCAGAACCAGCAGTAAATTTCTCAAGAGTATTAGTAAGAACTTCTGAACTAATCCATCCAGAACTAAGAGATTCTCGGAATGTCATTGTGCCATTCTTAAGTTTCTCAAACTGCTCATCAACAACTCCCATTGCTTTAGCAGTATCAATAAGCTCATTTTGAAATAACTTACCGCCCATGTTAGCATTAACGACTGAATTCCAGTCCTGAAGCTTAACTGTACCAGAAGCAATAGCTTGAGAAAGCTGATACATCGCTCGAGATGCATCTGCTGAACTTGCACCAGACATAGCTGCTAGGTTTGCAATACCTTTAATTGAGGTCGCAGCAGTATCTAATTCAACACCAGCTGCAGTAAAGGTACCAATATTCTTAGTCATCTCTGTAAAATTATAAATGGTCATGTCAGCATAATGATTCAAATCATCTAACACGCCATTAATTTTCTCAATTCGAGAATGCTCTGTTTCAAGGCCTTTTTCTTTAAGAGCATCGCTAGTGTTTGCCAAAATGGTCTGAATAGCATCAATCTGAGTTGTATACTCTTCCAAACCAGATTGCAATGGCTCTAATGTTACTTTCTTTAAAGTACTTGTTACCAAATTTTGCACTTTATCAGTAATATTTTGAATTACTCGAGTTGCAACAATATCAAGTGCGCTAAATTTATCCTGAACGGCATAGACACCATTAGCAAGAGCATCCATACCAGCATTCTTAGCAGAATTACTAAGTTTATCTAAACCAGAAATTGCTTTATCGAACTGTAAAGCCTCTTTAAGTTTATTTAAAGTTTCAAGCGTGGTATTCGCATTTTTCTCAAAACCAACATTATCGAATACCATCTCAACTATTCGTTTATCAATAACGCCACTCATGCACGCCTAACCTCCTCCCACAATTCATTAGCCATTTGTTCAAACAAAGGCTGTATAGCAGGGTTAATATAGTCTCGACCTTGCACATAACCGCCTTGCCGAGTTCCATGCCCGTATTGCAAAATTAACGCAATAATAACGCCCTTGTTCTCATTGGAATTAGTAAAAGAAACAGAATATTGACCACCGGTTTTCTCAACTTTATAGTCCCATGAATTGGCTGTTTTACCGGTTCTAAAAGGAGTATTGTCTTTAAGGACCTCAACTCCCTTTTTACCATACTTCTCCAAAATAGCTTTTTTAGAAGCAGGATCTTTAGCTTTTACTAAAAATTTTGTAGTCTTATCAAAATTTCCTTTATGTTTTACCGAAATCATCTATTATCCTCTCGTGTGAAGCGCTTTTCTTCGAGCAGCATTAAGCGCTTTGTTATTCCTAAGAATCTCATTCTTACTCATTTTCTTAGGATTATTCTTAGCATTACAAACTCGAATAAGCATAATAAGTCTATTAATATGCCAAGTTTCACATGAGAATGGAATATTGCAAGCAATCATCCAATAATAGATTAATTCCGATGTAACAACACCATTCGATGTGGAAGAATTTTTAGGATCCGTAACTGTAGTGGCTGTCATAGGCCAATTAATATACTTAACTATTCGGTCCATATCTTTCTGAGTCAAAACATTGTAAACATTTTCCTCGACGGGTTCAACTGCCATACAACGTATGTAATCCATCATCTCTTCAGGAGTTCGTTTATCATTCTTGTCCTTAGCAAGAAAAGGTTTACACCACTTTGACTCCCATTTTGAAATTGCTAGGAGAGAATGCTCAAGACGAAGAGTTGTTTCATGAACCTGAATAAATTCTTCTTTGTTCTCATCAAAAACTTCATTCTCTGGAACGTAAATCTCGAGCATTCTCACCCAGCTCCTAACTATTAAACAAGCTTCATATCAACAGCCTGTTCATTTGCACGATTCAAAAGCTCCTGCTTAGGATTATCACCAAGTGTATCACGCATAGCAGAAGGCATAATGCCAGCAACAAATTCTGCTGCCTTATCAGCATCGGTAGCAAGTTCCATATACAATATGTCAAATGCTGGATTCTCTTCAAATGCCGTACGAACATCATCATTCTTGACAAATCTCTTGCCATCAGGACTTTTAACGCCATACGAAATAAGCAGCATTTGCTTAATTGTCTTAATAACAACACCCATATCACGTGACTTCATAAGTTCAGTAATATGATCGGACATACTTTCACCAGGAAAGGAACTATACTCAAGTTCTGCCAATTCCACTCGTGTGAGATTGAAGTAAAAGTCTTCGGTACGCTCAACACCGTTCCAGTCTTCATATGTAACAGTCTTTTTAAACATGATAATCCTTTCAAGAGTCTCTTAAAGTTTTTACACCCTGTTAAGAATGTCAACAATACCAGCCGGCAGAAGCATCTTAGCATCAACAGCAGGCACAACATCCTGACCAGTACCACTAGCAGGAGTACCATACAGAACCTGCTCAATAGCCGTAAGCTTAGCCTGAGTAATCTTAGTACTATCAATAGTAAGAATAGCCGTCGGCTTAAAGCCACTAACCTCAACAGGCGTAGTACTAATGCTCCAGCTAAAGCTAATAGCCTCAGGCGAATCGTTCACAGTAGAATATGAACGATCAGAAGGCGAGGCATAGCAGCCGTAAACCAGATGAATCTTATAGCCATAGTCAGTAGACTTCTGGTCACTACCAATGAGAGTACGATAAGTAACAGCAAACTGCTTACGAGGCTGCTGACCAATCATAATACCAAGATTCTCACCAGAACCAATTGAGCGTGAACCATCACACTGCTCAAACTCATCAGGATAAGTATAAGCCTCAATGCTGAGAGAAGCCTCCTCAGTAGAAATAAGGTTCAGATACTTACCGTTATCAGCCCACAGAGGAGTAGGCTCGCCACCAGAAGCAGACTGGCTAATATTGGTAACACCATTCCAAGGTACACCAGCACTATAAGGATCAGTCGGATCAGAAATCGTATCCTTGAGAACATACAGAACGCAACGGTCTACACCAGTCTCAAAGAGTTTTTCACCGGCCTTATCCCATTCGATCAAAAAAGCCATTGTAACTCCTTAATAGAAGATTGTAAACGAATCATGGTTTAAACCATCAACAACATAGAAGCGATCATACGAACAATATGGCAATGCTAACAATTCATTAACCTTGTCGTTTTCGGGCGTGTCACTAATAAGCTGCATGCCATAACGAACCTTGTTAATGTATTTTGAATTATTAGCATGCCTTGTATGCATGCTACTACGTTCGTAAATTATGCATGGATATTTAAGTTTTATGTTTTCCGGAGGTTGAAAATAGACATTACTCGATCCTAGGATGTTCTTCAATATTTGATGAAGTTCCAACCGTCGGTCCATTGTATACACCTCCTATATTAAGAATAAGTCTTGGAGATTCAACATCAACAGAACTAACTTCCCAATAACCACCAAGCCACTTAATATACCTAATAGCATATAATTTGTTTTGAATAAAAGGATCGGCCACGATAGAAATCGAATTACTAATGCTAAGATTTGGATTTACTTTATCACCCGTGTCCCAGCGTTTATGGTTTTTAACTACTATACCACGATAATACTTTTCAGTTGGAACTTCTTTCCAAATACCAGAACCTTCTGGAATTTCAGAAGTTTCAACAAAACCTATTGGCCCGTAAAACATCGCCATGTGACCGATCCTCCTTCCATTTTGATTTACTCAGACTGAAGCTTCAGGCCGCTAAGACTGAACTTCTGAGTGACGGTGTCGGTACCGTTAGTCTGAACAACAACGAGCTTCTGATTGTACTTATCCGTAATCTTGAAGACGCCCTGCTTATCAGGATCATTAATGAGCTCCTGAAGACCAGAACCAGCAGAGGGCTCAAGACCGATCTTAACGCTGGTGAGACCAGTAAAGTCGTTGCTAGACAGGTCGACTGCCAAGAAGTTACCAGCACCCCAAGTGGTTGCAAGCGAACCAGTAGAGACATGCTTAAGAGTACCTGTAACGGTATTACCCTCGACCTCAACATTAGTCTGAACATCAGACACAGAGGTGCCCCAGAGATCATCGCTCGATGCCATGGGCTCGACATCAAGCTCTGCTAAAAATTTTGGACCTCAAGAGCAATGGCAGAATAAGGATGAGTAAGAGCGCCCGAGCAACGGGTCTCAATCAGGTACTTCATCTGGTTGTAATCAATGTCGAAGTCGTCGAACAGCGACACTGCGCCACCCTTATCAGCGCCGACAGTATAGTCAGACGGATTAAAGATAAGAGCCTTGAGATCGAAAGTCTTGGTTGAAGCGCCAGTACCAGTGGTACGCTTAACGTTCTCGAGAATAGGAACCTCAACGATCTTAGAGACGCGCAGAGCAGACTTAAGCTCGTCCTCGTCCTTGAAGAGACGACGGCCGATAGTATCCTTAGCCAGCAGAAGATCAGCAATAACCTCATTGGTAGCGAAGAACATCGGGCTACCAGAACCCTTGTAATCCTTGCGAGCACGGACAGCAGCATCAGCAAGAGTGCTTGCCTTCTGGTCAGCAGTAGCACCATTAGCATAGGTCACAGCATAGTGAATGGTGTAGACATCGGTATCGGTGTAGATAGGACGGATACGATCTTCCTTGATCTTATCAGGGCTATTAACGTTGCGACCGTCACCAACCAGAATAGCGCGGCAAAGCTCCTCATTGAGCATGATGCGCATCTCCTGCTTAAGCCAAGCAATAACATCAATGTCAGTAATATCAACCACGTCATCACGGTCAAGCTTCTGCTTCTTGTATACAGTCTGAGGAGTAGTCTCACGAGACAGCATCGTGACAACTTCCTCGACCTTCAGGTTACCCTTAACGTAACCCCTAGCACGGGCCTCCTCGCCGGTAATGTTAGCGGCAATAGACTTGATGCGTGAGAACGGAGTGCGCTTAAGAGCATTCCAAAGGGTATCGACCCAGCCCATATTACGGGCGATCATATCGGGGGTCGGGGTTACCACACGAGCCTCGGGGAAGAGAACATCAAGGTTCTCAATGCCATGAGCCAGGAAGACATCACGCAGCGAATTGGCGTTATAGGCTTCCTCCATAATAGCGTCGAACTCGTCGTGGGTAAGAACGTCCTCGTCCTCATAGTAATCTTCATCGAAAACATTGTGTTTCATGTCAAATCCTCCATCATCGAAAGCATCATGCTCCATATTATTCTCTTCGACCGCCTGACCGATCAAGAAATATACGAGATTCTTCTGATCCTCGGTAAGGGTGTTAAAGACATCCTCAACCGTATCATCGGCATCAGCATGCTCCATCTCGCCATAGTCTTCATACTCAGAGTATTCATCATAGTCGTCGTAATCATCATAATCATCATCGACGTCATCATACTCATCGTCGTAATCATCATACTCGTCGACATAGTCATCATAATCATCGTCGTAATCATCATACTCGTCGACATACTCAACATAATCATCGTCATCGGCATGCTCAAGAGCCTCATCGACAGCATCCTCGACAAGATCGCCAATGGCCTCAAGCTGCTCATCAGTAAGATCATCAAGGGCCTCATTGTCGTCGAGGTCATCAAGCGCGCCATTAACAGCTGCGTCGATAATATCCTCAATCGCATCGAGCTGCTCATCCGTCAGCTCATCGAGAATATCATCAACATTACGTCCGTTAGCCACATCGTCCTCCTCATCCTCATCGGCGTGACTAAAATACTCAATGGTGTCAAGACCACTGTAAATAACAGCTTCATCATCGACATCAGTATAAGTACCGTCTGCATGTGCAAAACTAATATTATCAATCACTGCACCGGGATTTGCGCCAGCAAGAACAAGGCTTACCTCACGAATAACACCGTGAATAACATCGCTGCCATTCTGCTTAAGACGATTCGCGTAAATAGACATGGAGACAACATCGCCGTTCTCTACCATCTCTTTAGCATGTTGACCTTTCGGAGTATTGTTAAACTTCGCATAGGCATACACACCATCATCACGATTCTCAAGGAGCGCATGACCCAGAACATTAGTTGGATCGGTATGAACATGTTGCCAAACAAGAGGTACAACTTGTCCATCGTTTTCCTCGAAAGCATCGCGACGGATTACGCGACCGTCTGCACAGCGCAGATCGTTCTTAGTGGCATAACCACTGAAATCGTAATCCATACTTATCCTTTCAAATAACTTTATTCAAAGTATTCGGACTCATCGGAATATTCCTCATTGTCCTGCATCTCTTCTGGATTTTGTCCGCGACCACCTGCAACAGATGGATCAACCTGCTTAATAGGAAGATTCTTATTAATAAGCTGATCAGAACGAGGATCGTCACTTGATTTAAATCCAAGAATACCTCTAAATTCATTAGCCGACAGAATCTCATTACGGCTAAATGCATTGGCCATGTTTGCAACTTCATCAACAGTAACGAGATCAAATGCATCAACATAGTATTTGATCCGTTGTCCCTGCGTTCTAGCAGTACGCGTTAGAAACTTTCTACTAAATTCTAGCTCAATCGTATCTAAAATTGGTTTAAGAACTTTTTTATTATAAACAAGCATTTGTTCAGAATTAGCAGTACCTCGGAATACATCTCCACTGATACCTATCTGATTATACAATTGCTCGGTCAATTTCTCAATTTGTTCTGGGAGATCGTTCTCTATAGATCGTCCCAACTGTGTTACGTGTTCTGCGGTGTCAATATAACCAACACCATACTTTGATTTTGTTAACTGATCTTCAAGCTGTTGTTTTCTGTCTTCTGCCTGTTTTTGTCTAGTAGGTGACTTTAAAGAATATGGCAATTGAATTAGAAGATTTAACTTCGATGACGCTTTCTGTCCATCGATTTGATCTAGTAAATTCATCTTGTAAACAAGACGCTTTAGTGTTGAATTTGGTTCGTTCATTACCGAATAGAATGGGTTCTCGAGAATAGCAACTTTCTTCTTTGGCAAAGTAATTACTTCTCGTTTACCCCTACGTTCATTGTAAACTTCCATTTTGACGTAAGATGGCATCCATCCAATAATTAAACCTGTTCTAAGAGATAGAATGTCAAATGCGTTATTACGATCAAGGTTAACGTTAGTATCTGTCGGTACAACAGCAACGACACCTTCATCTAACATTGAGAGAATAACATCAACCCAGAAATCTCGAGCAGTCTGATCAAGATTCGCAGATAAAGTTATGCATTCGTTCAAATGACTCTTAACTGGTGCTATGAAACGATCGTTATCATCTACACGCACGTGTTGAATCTGAATAGAAGCAACATCATTCGCTATTCGATTAAAAACCGTATTGAGAATAGAACGTTCATTACTGTAGTTCATTCTATGACGATCTTGACGATAGTAGCCAGGAGTTCCAAATTCGCCACTATAAACAGTTCTTGTTGGTTCATTAATACTTTCGGCCCGACGTTTTGGTTCAGACTGAAAAGCATTCCAAGCACTAGCAAATCGATCTTTTAATGACATTAGTCACCTCCTAACTATTTATTAAAAGTTTTAATTGCTTAGTCTATTTATTTTACGATTAGTAGCTTTTCGTTTATGTGAATAATAACGCTCGTTCACTGCTAATCCAGGTGTTGCTATAGTTTGTATAGCTTTACCCATTAATGTATTTTGTTTTGCTTTTCTAGCATACCTATTGGCACCTTCTAATGCGCCATAAGCGTTTCTTTGGCGTTTAAGACGTTCTATTTTTTTAGCATTAATAGTTCTCTTATAACGAGATTTGGCTGCTTTCTTAGATGCATTATAACGATCGACTGCTTTTTCGGCATCACGACCTATTTGATAGGTTTTATCTTTAGCATATCGAGCGTTAGCTTTGTTACCCCAATCATGAAGATCTTTTTTAGCTTTAGCCATATCAGATGCATATTGATGTTTAGCAGCACCTTTAGTGAAATAATTTTCACCAAAATTACCAATAGCACGTCCAAGATTACGATTAATTCGATTTGATAAACCTCGACCTTTATAATTATCAACTACTTGTTGACGTTTTATAGCCATGTTCTTTGCTGCCCTTTTATAATAATTAGCTACTTCTTGATGTGCTTTTTGTTCAGCAGCTAATCGAGCACCCGCACCTTGAATAATGCCATCTTCATTTCGCGGACGTCTTACGCCCCATTTTTGACCTTTAATTCCGTGATGAGCAATATAATCAACATCCAATTGATCAATAAAAGAAGGCTTGTATTCCATACTATACCTCCTCTCTAATTACTCAAACATGTCGCGATTATTCTTATATGCAACATAGGCATCCATCATAGCAGCTACACTATCGATCTTTTTATCGTTTCGCTTTTTCAAGAGTTTTTTATTACCATTAGTATCTTTAAGTATAATACAATTGCCCATACAGAAGGACATTAACTCTTCATCGAATAAGAGCATGCGTTCCTCAGCAAGCTTTTTTAACTCGCCTAATGGAACCGACTCTGTTCTGGACCCTTGTATTACTTTTTCAATACCATATGGACCATTCTCTGTTTCCCATCGATTTACAAAGTCTTTAGAATTATATGGATCAAATCCAAAGCAAAGAACATCGTAATCAGAAGTAATTATGAAATTATCAAGATCTTGATAGACTTCCATCATATCAAGAACTGCGCCATCTAATACAATTAGACTACACTCTTTAATAAATTCCTCATACTTCTGACGCATGGCTAATGGCAACTTCTTAACAGTAAGCTCCGAAACATAACAACGTGTTTTTATACCAAACGATCCGTCTCGTAATGGAAACATAAACGTAAAAGCACAAAAGTCATCGCCTTGAGATAAGTCAGCGCCCATAGCACATGGCATAGACCAAAAATCCCTTTTACGATGCGTTAACGTTTCTTCATAAGTAAAGAAGTATGTATAGCCTTCCATCGGTATGCCAAAACGTTTAGCAAGAATATCATTACGAGACGACGGATTCTTTTCAGCACGTTCAACATCTAACTGATACGTTTCATAACTAACAGTTTTACCAATGTTTGGTTGTGCTTTAACCCACATAGCAGGATCAGCAACTTCTTTAACATCGTCCAATCGATAATACCAAATGGAGACATGTGGATTAATGTATTCTCCTTTAAGAATAGACATTAATTCCATTTTGATTGTATCGCCCGTACTATTTCGAACTGTTCCTTCAGATGATGTCGCTATGATCAGATAGTCGTCCATCTTCGACGCGCCTTGTTCTATGGCTCCAATTACATCTTCACGAATATCACCAGAAAGCCATTCGTCAACAGTATTAATTTTAGAACGAGCTCCCTGCAACTTATCAATCGACATAGGTCTGGCTTCAATAATAGAGCCAGTAAGAAAGTTTTGTATTCCTTTCTTAGTCGATGCAAGTTTTGGTCTATTAGCTTTTGGCCCTGTAGTATTATTAATTGAACCCTCTGTTAAGAATTTATAAAGAGGTCCTCTAGATCTTGTCAAAGCAGTTTTTATTGGAGATAGCGTTTCTTCTGCTTGACGAATTGTTGGGGCGGTAACTATTTGATCAGTAGTAGTTGGATCGACCGATACAAAATATGCTTGAATAGATGCAGCATACATTGATTTAGCAGCGCCTCGAGCGACTATTAAGTATTGTTTATTAGTAAGTCGTTTCTTAATAGACTTACGAACATAATGTCCGCCATGTCCATCTGGATATGGCTCATAAACAGATCCTTCTACAAAATAATACCAGCCAAATACTTGTTCGCCCCACAATTTAAACGTATCAAGAAGATTAAGATCTCCACCATCTGTTAAAGTTAACTCATTATTACAAAAAGCTATCCAGCCTTCAACGGCTTTATCATCATAGAAAATTCCTGGATTTGCTATGAGATCGTCGATACGATTCATCTCCATAGAAATTTCTTCATTGACAGGAATTTCTCCACGAATAACAGCATCCCTAAAAAGGCCGTAATACTTAGGCACGGCCGTTGCGGATAGGCTCATGCCAACCTCTTTCTAATGTTTAATCTGGAATCCATTCTCTATTAACACGTTTAAAGCCTTTTACTTTAACCGGTAATCCTTCATCAGCAAGTCTTGTTTTTGTATCAAGCTCTTCTTTCATACGATCGTATGTAGATTGTTTAGGATTCCAGCGATCATTCATTTTCTTAGTTATTGCAATACTCGTACCGGTTGTTATAGCAGCAGTTACTGCAGCGCTAAGAGCTTGATCACCAAATCTAGACATAAGATCTTTGGCATGTTTTCGACCAGGTGCAACTGTTTGACCTGTAAGATCCTTTAATTGTTTTTCACGTTGAAGACGTAAAATTTGATCTGTGAGCTCTTTATCACTAAGTTGAGAAACGTTCTTCGCATTCCACATACGTTGCTTTTTAATATCTCGACGAATCGATCTATCATTGGAACGTTCTCTAAGTTTACCAGCAGCAGTGAGAGTTCCATCAGGATTTTGATACCGACGGACGCCCCACTTCATTCCTTTAATACCATGGTGGTACAATTCACTCATCGGCATCACGTCCATTTTGATTTAGCCGTTGCCATATTGGCGACGATTGTATGCGCGACGCTTAGCTTCTCTCACTTGAGATCTAATTTTAGAGCGGCCGGCGGTTTTATAGTATCCAGCCTTAGCGGTGCTCTTTGCCATGCGGCCAGCATTTCTAACACCACTAGTAGCCTTACGAGCAGCTGATCCAGCAGCCCTTCTAGCAGCTTTAGCGCCAGTTACACCCGTCTGATATGTGGTAGAACTTCTAACTTTTCTAGCGGCATTACCACCTATAGTTCTTCCAACCGCTCCAACAGCTCTAGCGCGTCCAGTAACTTCAGTACGAGCATTACGTGCAACAGTCTTACCAACTGCTCCAACAGCTCTAGCGCGTCCTACGACTTCTTCACGTGCATTACGAGCAACAGTCTTTCCGACAGCACCCATAGCTCTAGCACGCCCACCAACTTCAGTACGAACATTACGAGCGGCAGAACCAGCAACCCTTCTAGCAGCTTTAGCACCTGTAGCAGCTGTCTGATATGCAGTGGAGCTTCTAACTTTTCTAGCAGCATTACCGCCTATAGTTCTTCCAACTGCTCCAACAGCTCTGGCACGTCCAACTACTTCTTCACGTGCATTACGCGCTACAGTTTTGCCAACTGCTCCCATAGCTCTAGCACGTCCGCCAACTTCAGTTCGAACATTACGAGCAGCAGTTCCAGCAGCTCTCCGAGCAGCTTTAGCACCTGTAGCAGCTGTCTGATATGCAGTAGAACTTCTAACTTTTCTAGCGGCATTACCACCTATAGTTCTTCCAACCGCTCCAACAGCTCTAGCGCGTCCTACTACTTCTTCACGTGTATTACGTGCTACAGTCTTTCCGACAGCACCAGCAGCTCTAGCACGTCCTACGACTTCGTCACGTGCATTACGAGCAACAGTCTTTCCGACAGCACCCATAGCCTTTGCTCGTTGACCAACCGCCGAATTACGCCATGCAGCTTTACCAACTGCACCAGCAGCTCTAGCACGTCCTACGACTTCGTCACGTGCATTACGTGCAGCAGCTTTTCCAACTGCACCCATAGCTTTTGCGCGACCGCCAATTTCAGAATTACGCCAAGCAGCCTTTCCAGCAGCGCCCATAGCTCTAGCGCGACCGGTAACTTCTTCACGAGCTCTACCCGCAGCAGCTTTACCAACTGCCTTAGCAGCCTTTACA